GGCAGCTTGTACTGAGCTGCATTCCATACTACATCTGCAAAATTTGCCATTTTTTATAAATTAAAATTAAAACTAAAATGGCTGCATCTTAGCCCTTAACTCCTTAAGCCTCATTCTCGGCTTCGAACTGCGCTTGTAATCGTTGACCTTCTTTTGACATGGGGTCAATTTTGTTCTGCTCCATGTGTTTAAAAACATCATTTATGGTCTTGAATTTACCACTGGATTTACCAGAATCATCATCACCACCACGACCACCACCGTTTATCCAGTTGTTCTTTTTTGCGTAATCAACCAGGATAGTGTCAACAGGGATATACTTTTCAAGTGAATCCTTTAATGGTTTCCCATTATGTATCGCAAATGGTTCACCGCCATCAGTGAAGTCGATTGAATAACCGTCCATTTGTAAGAGTGCTGAAAACTGATCCGCATTTACTACGTTCAGATTCTTTGGCATCTTTGACAGGATAGTCTTTTGTACTTTGGTTGACTTCTCCAATCCGGTGTACTTGTCATTCCAGGATTTCAATTCATTTTCTTTTGCCTCTACAGTCTTTTGAAGGTTTGTAAGACTTTCGGTTAATTCCTGGATTTTCTTGTTAGGCTCTACGCCTTTTGTTTTCTCGAAAGATTCATTTAGTGCCTTTGCTGTAGCGTCAAAATCAATCTCTCCTTTGTCGTTTTTCTTAACCTTGCTTTCAAGGTCAATACTGGAAACCCTCTTTAATGCCTTAATAAGCATTTCAGAACCAGCTTCCTTACCTTCAATGTAATACCCCGTTTTGTTTTCCTCTTTAACCCGATCCTTAAGCGACGAAAGTTCACTGTCAGACATGACATGAACCGTAGGTGCTTCGAGTTTGTATGCTTCCTCTTTGCTCAGTGCTTCTTTGAGCAGATCAAGCGTCAATTCCTTGTCGCCGATCTTTACGCCTTTTAGCCTTCCGGCTATTAAATCAAAGTTTTCAATCATTTATTCTTTGTTTTGAAGTTCCGCTATTTTAGCTTCCATATCCGCCGTTTTAGCATTCTTTGCGATTGTACCTCCCAATTCTGCTATCTGTGCGAATAATTCAGCCCTGTATTGCTTTTCATCCCGTACTTCTGATTTTGCTTCGTCAAGTTCGTAATGAAGCCCTGTTACACGGGTATCTTGGTTCATCATATCGGCATCTTTCTGGTCAATTGACACCTTGCGTATCACTGACAGAACCTTGCCCTGTTTGTCCACTTTCTGCTCCTGATAAATTTGTGGCATTTTCTTTTATTTTAGTTTCGACAAATTGTAAAAAATTATCGTGAAGTTTTTGATAATCAAGTTTCAATATTACTTCTTCGCTTAACGTAATCAACCATGCGTCATAAAAGGCACGTTTCAGATACTCTTTTAGGGGTAATGAAGTCTTTGCTTCTGCAATGGTTAAATGCCTGTAGTCGTTCGTGTAAAACAGTTTCTTTTGTATCGAAAGTGTCTTTGAATCATTGGCATACTTAGATTCATAATACTCTATCAGCGCATCATCAAGCCATTCAGTAGGTGCGCCTGATATACGTGCCGATTCGTACCGTTTCCACAGGTCGTCAGTCTTTTCGATCATATACCTACGACCCAGGTTAATGGAGGATCCTTTATAAGTCCCCTGGTAGTGAAATTCACCGATAAAATCAGTGATATACTTTTCGGTTTCCTCTACCCAATCAGCATAATCGTTCAATGTATCATTTACGGGTTGTGAATCAATAAAAGCACCTGTAGCTGTTTCATTGTCTGCTTTTTCACGGGTATATGATCCTAAGATAGAATACTGAATAAGTTTTTCAAGCCATTCAAGTTCTGTTCTGAATTCCCGCCATGTTTCAAGGTCTGGTTGAACATAACCAGCAATATCCGGTACGAGTTTAGGTTCATCGTTGGTTGTAGGAGGTACTATACCAATAACATCGGAAACGTCTTTCTTAATATAATATCCAGTTCCCTTACATTCCCTGCATACGTGGCCTTCTATCAATCCCGTTCCGTCACACGTCTTACATTTAGCCGTTAACATTTTCCACATTATAGGAAAGCCATGAGCAAACTCATACACGTTCTTAACAGAGTTTGTTCTTAGGTATTTATCGGCGAGTTCTGCAGCTATAGAAAACCGTGATTCGTACAGGTCTAAATTGTCATGAAATAAATCACCGATAACAAAACCGGGTACACGGCCCCATACATTGTCAAATGTCTGAGGTATTCCATTAAGTTCTTCGATGATTTCAATATGGTCATTTATAAGTTTAACCATGTAGTCTTTTGCATCATCATACACCCTGAACCATTCAGCATCGTCCGTTTTCGGTAGTTTAAAGATGACATACTCAAGTTTACGCCCGTTACGCTGGTAGTCATGGATTGTATTGATAGATTTGTACGTTGGATAACATATAAGGCCTTCTTTACCTTCTTTGTTTTCAATCAGGATAACTCCGTTCGGGTCAGTAAGATACTTGTTTAATGCTTTATTCTGTATCCATTTACGGATCGGAACACCTTTAACATCCTTAAGTAAGTTTCTGAACTCGTCCTGTTTCGTGTCGGTAAGTTCGTAGTACGTCGATCCGCCTTTAGCAGAGAATACCTTGTTAATCACACGAATGATTGAGGAAAACAGATGCTTGTTTGAAATAGATGTATTCTTCCTTAATACAAGTTGATCAGAGTTCTCAAAGTTTGATATTTCACGTATGTATTCAATGACATTGTTTCCATTAACGTGCATATCCAGCTTTTTATGAGATTCGCACGCTTTTTCAATAAGCTCTTTTGAGGAAGGCTCTTTAATAAATTGTAGAATCTGACCTGTTGTAAGGATCATTTTAGCTAAAAATGTTAGGCTAATATATACAATACAACAATCGACTTTTGAAAGTTAGCCTTGCATATATGTTTTACATCGTAAAATACCTAACCGTTACCCTTTATTTCCTGTATCGGTTTACCACGTTTTTTATTTGGGATGTGTTCGGCGTCTATGTTTACAACAAAGTGCCGGATAGTAAAAGTAGTTGAATGATTCAGTTTAGCCTTGTCAATCAGCTTATAAAGATCGTAAGTATATATCCCGATCATGTCAGAAGCGCACGTAAGGCAGCACGTTACTACCTTTCCTGTTTTCTCGTTTGTTACTGCGACTGTCATATACTTATTACCCTTATTCCGCTATGTAATTCGAACCACATCCGCATAAGAAGCATATCCATGTAGTCGGGTGAATGTCCTAATAGTTCCTTCATCTTATCTTTTGTAATGAGTTTCTTTTTATCGGTGTTCACATTATCCCTTTTCAAACATATACTAAGTTCTTTGCGTATTTCTTCCTGTTGCGCCGGAGTGCATATAATATGTATCTGCCCGTTATTGATCATTTCAGCCAGCTTAAACCCACACTCGTCTTTTATGTTACCAAACTCAACCGGATGCACCGCCCTTGCATTACCGTGAAACGTTCTTATGTTTTGAATATAAGCCGATAGGTAAGCACCAAGCCCGTCACTGTCTGCTATTATATTCGTGTTTCCTACTGCTTTAGCGTTCTTAAGCTCTGTTAAACTTTGTTCAATTATTTTACCGTCACTCTTTTTCATGTCAATAGATACAGTACACTGTAATCCATCCCAGTATCCAGCCACAAACTTGTCACGGCCCTGCATGGCTAAGTCAGCACTTATGTAACGTTGCCCTGGTTTTATGTGTGTGTTTGTAAATAGATTAATCAGTGAGTTATAGTCTACAAGTGCGGAGGGATCGTCGTCATATTCAAAGTTGCCATATAAAAGCCGTTGTTTTGTTACTTCGTCCGCTGTAGCCAAGTTATCAAAGAATGACTGAGGTACATGGGGATTGTCTGAGGGAAGTGCAGCGACAAACTTCTTATGTTCAGATAAATTACCTGTTATTGACGGTTTAACAAAGTCTGTATATATCCACGTTTTAGCAGGGTTACAGGTATATAAAACCTTGGGGACCGTCTTCCAGTCTTTTCCCTCTGTAACCGAGAACCTACCTTTTAACACCTGAGGAGCCTTGTAATGTATCTGTTGGGCTTCATCCAGAAAAGCATCCGTGAGGTCGTATGATCCTAACCTGTCAAACTCCGGATCAGAAGGCATGAACTTTATTTCCCGGAAGAATATCCTTGATCCGTTTTCAAACTCAAACTTAAAATCTTGGGCATTGTACCGATAATCTATATCCTTAGTAAGTCCGTAAAACTTTAACCGGTGAAAGAAGGTGAGTAATGTAGTATCTTTTAGTTTAGTCAACTCCTCACGGCCAATAAGTGAATAACTTTCAGGCATTGACAGCCTTCTGAATATCTGCCAGTCGCAACCAAGAACGGACTTACCTGACCTGGCAGACCCTCCGTAAAGCACTTCATTTACTACATCATCTTCCAATAACGACAAAGCCTCTTTCTGTTTAGGGAATAGAGGCATCATTTCAAAGTCTTTAGCTTTGTATAATTTTATCAGGTCTATTGTGTCATTTAATGGATCACTGAGCATCTTTACTTAATTCTCTTTTAAGACGTACTCTCTCTTTTAGTTCCTCAATGGTTAATTCGTGGTTTATTGATTCGCCCTTTGTGGTTACGTCATGTTCTGTCTTGTCAATCCAACCCATATTTTTAAGGGCAAAAATAGCACCTATCGTATTACCTATTTGAAGTTGTTCCTCGTATTCCTGTTCGATAAATAACCTGGCTCTTTTTATAGTGTAACAAAACCCTTCTCTTTGTTCGTAAGCGTAAAAAGATTGCCTGCTTTCAAATCCTATAAAATAACACAATCCTGTTATTGTGGGAATGGGTACTTGTATTACTTGTTTATTTGATCCCTTACCTACAACGATAGACTTTTTCTTTATTCCGCTATTAAAATATCTATCAATAGCCTCTTGAAGCTCTTCAGGAGAATTGAATATCGGAGGTCTACCACCCTTGTTAGGTTGTTTATCCGTTAATCCTGTTTTCTTATCTCGTGCCATGTTGTAATATATTATTAACTTCTTCAACTATTTCCCTGCCATCGTAGGAATTATGAATTACTATCATATCACCGGTTTCAATAACCTTAACAGTTGGAATACATTCGCACGTGCTTTTATCAATGTGATCCTTTAAGTCATTAACCGGTAAAATGTGATATATCATATCTTTCATCTGAAACACTTTAAATACATTTTAACCAAATGTTCATTTTTGAAGTTATCGAACTTACGGTTTACACCTTTAACCAGGAACACGGGGAATAAAGCTATTTTAATCACTATACAAGTAGTGGTTAATAGGAATAATCCGAATAGCTTTAAGCGTGTCATTTCATCTTTACCCTCATGGCTTCTTCACACTCGGCGGAAATATCTTCAGTTTTGTTAAATAAGTTATTTTCAATCATTTCATTTTTCATTTTATAAATTTCATCGGTGATGTAACCGATTAAATAAGCATATGACTCACCGCTATCATAAACTAAACCAATACCAATACGCCTGAAAAGGAATTCAACGGCGTGGAATATTTCATGTGCAATTGTTTTTGGTGTTGTATCGTTAAACAGGATTGCAGTCTGCCCACCCGAAAACATTAAAGTTCTGGCTTCATATGTGCCTTCAAATTGTTTTACTTCTGGACATATAACATTCGGAAGCCTATCTGTTAAGTATTTAGAGAAAGATTCATATTCTTCATTGATTCCTACAACAAGGTCAAATGGATATACATGATATTTGATTCGTTTTATCATCTCAATGCTTTTTTAATTGCGTCATATACTGTGCCGATAATTGCAATGGCTATACAAGCGATAACGACAAATGATAGGATTTTAAGTATTATCATTGGTTTGGTATTAATTTGCACTCGTCACCTTCATCCAGTCGGGCATAGGTTTAACTTTCACGGATTCGATTTCAGCTCTTTTTATGGCTATATTATTAGTAACGTTTTCAATAGCATTTTGATGTTTTCAAATATCCGGTTAAATTCTGAATCGGTCATTTTAACGATAATTTAGGTTTATCGGTTAATTCAAGCTCTGTTCCGGTTAAAGCAAAGTAAAGGTTTTGGAGTTGGTGGACGTATTCAATATAAACAGCGGTATATTCATTCTCAAAGTATACGCAATAATAATTTCCCCCTGTATTGGTTTTGGAAAGTGAAAAATACTCAATATCATGAAAAAGGTAATCGCCAGTAAACCCGAACTTCAATAACCATTCTTCGGTAAGTGGTATGGGTTCAATAGTATCCATGAGTAATTGCGAACACTCAACCTCGTAAAAATCTGACAAACTCCATTCGAATACATCACCTGGGCAATGGCATGTACTTACTCCAGTTTCCGATTGTTTGACATAATTCCCTATTCTCAATTCATTTGCTTTCATGTGGTTAAATTTAAAAGCGTTAAACAAATATACACATTTTTATAATCCGAAGGTTAGATTTTTATTAACATTTTTCAATACCTACTTTAATCTCATATATCCAAGTGTTATTTATGCCTCCAGTTAAAGTCTTCACTATCCATTTGCGCAACTTCAATATCAAAGTGTTTTTTGATATATTCCATTTTAGCGTTTTCTGGGCCTATAT